TGTGCACCTATGCCGTAACGGCTGGCGGCCAGAAGATCGACCTCGACTCGCGCATCATCCAGGTGCGTCAAGTGTTCCTAGATTCGCAAGACTTGCCGCTGCAACGCGTGCACAAGGTCGACATCGACAAGGCCCGCACGAAGTGGGATCGCGGCGGCACCGTAGGCGACGACATCACTCACTTCATTCCCGACCGCGACACCGGACAGGTTTGGTTCAATGCCCCGTTCCAGGGCGACGACACAGTTCGCCTGTCGGTGATTCGCGAGCCGCTGGCCCCGATGGCGCTCGCCGTTGTCAGCCCGGCATCCCCGGCGGTCGATCCAGAAGTCCGCGCGCGGCATCAGTACGGCCTCGTCAACTACATGGTCTACAAGATGCTATCCATGCGCGACGTGGAAGAGAAGTACGACCAAAAAGCAGCCGCCGATTACCTCGGGATGTTCGAAGCAGAGTTTGGCAAGAAGTCTGCCGCGTACGACGAAACGTGGATCGAGCGCGAGCAGATGTACGACGACACCGACGGCACCTACTAAGCCGCCTCACCGCAACACCGCAGTTTACCGCCGTGATGGCGGCAAGGAGAAAGCATGTCCAACGCACTGTTCGACAAAGGTCGCGAGCGATTCCTGACCGCCTCGATCAACTGGTCAAGCGACACGATCAAGGTGATCCTGGTTAATACCGGATCGTACACGGTCAATCTATCGACGCATGAGTTCTACACAGACGTTACCGGCGGCGCAATCATCGCAGGCCCGGTCACGCTCACCTCGAAGACGACCTCGGCCGGGGCTGCCGGTGCAGCGAACTGTACCTTCAGCTCGGTGTCTGGTTCCGCGATCGGCGCGATCATCATCTACAAGGACACTGGCACAGGCTCGACATCCCCGCTGATCGCCTACATCGACACAGCCACCGGCCTGCCGATCACGCCAAATGGCGGCGACATCATCGTTACTTGGGACACCGGCGCGAACAAGATATTCAAGCTGTAAGGAGTAAGCCGTGTCGAAAAACACCCAGCTTACCAACCTCGCCGCGAACACCGAGGCGAACTCTCTCGCTACGCTGTGCAACAACGGGTACCTCAACATATACGATGGCACCCAGCCGGCGACCGCTGACACCGCGATCACCACGCAGAACCTGCTGGTTACGCTGCGCTTCAGCGCGACCGCGTTCCCGTCAGCCTCTGCCGGCGTTCTCACCGCAAACACGATCACGTCCGGCACCGCTGGCGCAACAGGAACCGCAGCGTGGTTTCGTGTGCTGGAGAGCGACAACTCGACGGTGGTGTTCGATGGCAGCGTAGGCACCGCAACCGCCAACCTGATCCTTCCGACCACCTCCATTAGCTCGGGCCAGACGGTGAGCTGCTCCTCGTTCACGCACACCGTGCAGAAGTCAACCTCGGGTCTGTAACATGTCTATCGCTACGCTCGACGACTACATCGCCTCGACCAAGCAGATCATCACGTACTCGAAGACCGCGTCTCGCACGACGGTAGCCAACGTGTGGTTCACCGTGCACGATCAGGCCGGCAACCCAGGCGGCACGTCTGCCATGTCTGCTGGCAATACCGCGAACGGCGTGGTGCCGAATGATTCCACGTCTGGTTTCCCCACCGTCACGTTCTCCAGCGGCCTCGGCTATCTGGCAGATGTCGACTTCGGCAGCACCGTGGCGTGTCGTCTCGGGCTGTTCGACCGGGTGTTCGCTGTGGGCGCATTTGCCTACAACAATACAGGCACGAACACGCTCTCGTCGCAGCCCTCGTTCAGTGGCCGTATGCCGGGAAGCAGCTATGCGGGCACGCAGATTTGGCTCGAAGTCACGACCGCGTTCGCTTCTGGCAACAACTGGAAGGTCGAAGTAACCTACACCGATCAGAGCGGAAACGCTGGGCATACCACGGGCCAGACGGCGGCTATCGCCAACGCGAGCCTTACGCTGGGCAAGATGCTGCAGCTACCGCTCGCTGCCGGCGACTCTGGCGTGCAGAAGATCGAGACGGTCATCGTTACCAACGGCAGCACGGTGATGACAGCCGGCAACTTCAACATTCTGGTGCTGCGTCCGCTGTGGACTGGTCGCATCAACGTCGTAAACGCTGGCGATTGCCACGGTATCGACCGCACCGGAATGCCGCAGGTTTTTGGAGACTCAGCGCTGCAGCTCCTCGTCAACGCGGACAGCAGCAGCTCGGGCTTGATGGACTGCGCGTTCTGTATCGCGAGCAACTAGGGCCGGCTGTGGCGATTACCTCCCTCGCCAGCTATCGCTCTGCAGCGAAGCAGAACATTTTTGTTCATAAGACAGCAGCCAGGCTGCTGCAGTATTTTAGCAGCGCGTACTACTTCCTATCCAATAGCCTTTGGGACGGCACTGGAGTTCCTAGCGCAGGCAGCTTTGCGGTGGGCAATACGGCGAACGGTTTGGTGCCGGATAACACCACCGCTGGAGCGTTCCCGATCAATTCATTCTCCGGTACGGGCTACCTCACTGGGGCGACCTACGTTGACTTTAACACTATCAGCAATTCGATAGATGGCTACTATAGACTGTACGACCGGCTGTTCCACGCTGGGTCGTACTCATTCAACGCGAATACTTCGTTAACTTCTCAGCCGTCGTTCTCGGCAAGAGTTCCCAACACCGACTATAGCGGCCTGCAGATTTGGATTGAAGCAGCGACGGCCTTCACCGGCAACCCGGCTATCACCGTCACCTACACCGATCAGAGCGGAAACGCTGGGCATAGCACCGGATCAAATGCCATTGCCGTTGCCCCGCCAATAGGGGCCATGTGGCAGATGCCACTTGCTGCCGGAGACTGCGGCGTGCGAAAGATCGAGTCCGTCGTCTGTGCAACTGCGACAGGCGGCACGTTCAACGTGTTAATTCTTCGCCCGCTGCTGATTCTGCCCCTCGACCAATACTGGGACAAGAACAATGTGATGGAGATGAATCAGTGGCTCGATAAGAGGATGCCGATAGTCTATCCGACTTCGTGCATGTTTCTGACGTGGGTCGGAACTGCGAACGCCACGGCATCGTTCGATGGCGTCATCGAGCTGTCGGCGGCCTAAATGTCCATCCTCACCCTTGCCCAATACGACGCCTCGTACAAGCAGTACCTGCTCTGGCAGCAGTCTGGCGGGCACACCTCGCAGTCGATTAATCGCTGGGTAACAGGGTGGGACGCGACCGGCACACCCAGCGGCGGCTCGCTCTCAATCGGTAACACAGCTAACGGCTTAGTCCCTGACAGCACCACTGCCGGCGCTCCATCGATTCAGGGGTGGGGTTCCAACAAGGGCTATCTGACTGGCGTCGAGATTGTCGGGAGAGCTGGCTCAAGTGGCGGCGATGGAAGAATGTACCTGTACGACCGGCTGTTCCATGCCGGCTCGTATTCGTTCAACGCGAACACCTCGCTTAGTTCTCAGCCGTCGTTCTCGACAAGAGTTCCCAACAGCGACTATAGCGGCCTGCAGATTTGGATTGAAGCAGCGACGGCCTTCATCGGAACCCCGGCGATAACCATCACCTACACCAACCAAGCCGGCAGCGTCGGTAGCTCGACCGGGTCGATCAACGCGCCTTTCACGCCAGGCGCGGGCGCCATGTGGCAGATGCCACTCGCCGCCGGAGACTGCGGCGTGCAGAAGATCGAGTCGGTTGTCTGCGCTACCGCGACCGCCGGGACGTTCAACGTATTGGTGGTGCGACCCCTCTTTAGCGCCTTCGTACCATGCGGCAGTACTAGCGGACCCAAGCTACAGGCGGTGCGCTATCCGCTGGAGTTGATCGGGATGCCGCAGATGTACAGCACATCATGCTTGGCGTGGTTCACCATCGTCAGCGGCAACCTTTCGGTGAGCACCTTTGACGCCTACGTAGAGATCGCGAGCGGGTAATCATGGCTATCTTGTGGAGATCGTCACCGCGAACTCTCAAGGTCAGCTTCGCAAGACAAGCCGCACTTGAAAGCGCTTCGAGCGGCGTAGTAGCGGCAACGGTAGCACATGAATCGTTCTTCGGACTCAACGCCACCGTAGCCACGGCGCAAGCCGCCTCGTACACCAGCGCGACGTGCAACATCACGTCGAACTGCACGGTCACGACGGCGAACGCTGAGACGTCGGACATCCTGTGCACGCCGTTGTCGTCATTCGTCGGCGACACTGCGAACGCGGACACGACCGACGCAACGCTCGGTATAACGTCAAACGCAACGGTCGCCACGGCTGATGCGCGCACCTCCGATGCGGCGGGTGGGCTCAGCTCCGACTCGACGATAGCGACCGCGCAGGGCGCTACGACCGATGCATCAGTAGATGTGGTTTGGCCGTCCCAGTACATCTACCTGGAGCAGAAAGGGTTTTGGGACGCCGGCCTGTACGATGCGGTCCCATACCGCCAGCTTCGGCGCGCGTCTCCGGCCGTGCGGGGCGGGAACTTCGTACAATCGATGGCGCTTTCCCCGGCGGCGCTAGACGCGTTTTGGGGAACGACGCACATCAACGTCTACCGCGACGCCATCGGTACGGCGTCTATCGGGTTCGTTGGCGGCAGCGCCCAGTACATTACCTGCACAGGATTTGGCGGCGAGACGTTCGGCACCGCCGATGTCTACAACTTCCTGCAGATTATCGCCCCCAACGGGTTCGCCGACGAAACGTTCGGATCGACCGTCGTTGGTAACACCCGCTACGTCAGACCATCGGGTCTGGCTCCCGGCAGCTTCGGCACAGTCACCTTCTCGCGCGATGAGCAGCCGATAGATCAGTCCGGGCACGGCATCGGGGCAATCGGCTTTGGCACGCCGTTTGTTGCCTTCGCGGTACGCTACCTGTATCCGACCGGCGTCATCCCGTACGGGTTCGGCAGACCGATCATCGATTTCACGCCGATTGTTGTTTCGCCCAGCGGATTCAGCGACGAGGCGTTCGGGTCGCATCGCATCCACGACAACACCCAGGAACCGGACATCCAGGGATTCGACTCCTCAGAGTTCGGCGATACGTGGGTGTCGCAGTCACCGCGCACGGTCGCTGACTCGCACGGGATGTTCGCCGGCAGCTTCGGCACGCAACTGATCTACAACCTCAAGCAGATCATTGCGCCGTACTTCGATCCGCTGACTAGCGAGAAAGAGCAGTTCGGCGATCCGATCTGGACCATTGTCGAGAATCGCAACCGTTCGATAGGTCCGGTTGGGTTCATCGGTAAGATTGGCCGCGCCACGATAGAGAACGCGGCTGTGCCGCTCTCGCCAGAGGGCGACCTGATGACGCTGTGGGGCGATGGTACCTTCATCGCCGACGCGAATCGGGTGATCACTGCGCCAGATGCACTCGATCCGATTGTCGGATACTTCGGGCAGTGGACCACAGTCTGGAAGTATCCAGAGCTGAAGCCGACCGGCTGGGACGACAGCGCGTTCGGCGCGGCATCCATTGTCAACCTGAACCGCAACATGCCGGCGCAAGGGTTCCAGGAAGAGTCGTTCGGCACCGCGTTCATCGATTACGCAATCCGCTACATCCACACGCTGCTTGGCGTCGAGGGCTTCTACGGAATGCCCGACGTGCAGTTGGCGACGCGATACGTGGCTCCGATCGGATTTACGCCCAACTTCGAGTTCGGCAATCCAGAGCTGACGATACACTTCAACATCATCGGGTGTCACGGATTCGATGCGGGGAGCGCTGGGCTGGAGCACCGCATTTACAACTCCACCCCGCAGATCGATCCCTACGGATACGACCTGTCACTGTACGGCGCAACGCGGATCAGGAACCAGTACGAGTACAAGGCGGTGCAGGGCTTCACCGGACTTGCGTTCGGGCGCACCGACATCAGCTACCGTACCAAATACCTCGGGCCGCCTGGGATCAACAGCATCCGCTTCGGGCTGCTGCACATCTACAACGACACGCCCGATCCTCCGGGGCAGCAGTACATCAACCCTCACGGGTTTGCCGGTACATTCGGCACCGCCGCCGTTCGGTGGAACATGATCTTCCCCAACGGATTCGATTCCATACAGTGGGGTAACGCGGTAGTCAAGTTGATCGGCGCGGAATGCTCCTCCTTTAACCAGGAGACGTTCGGAAACGCTGCGGTCATAGGGCCGCAGTACGTGACGCAGCACCCGTGGCTCACGCAGGAAGCGTTCGGTCTGCCACGCCTCGATCCGTACACCATCTGGTGCACCACCGATTTCCCGCCAAACACGAACCACAACGGTAATCCAGGTAACTGGGACTTGGTGGACGGCAACGAGCACAACGGCCCGCAGTGGGATTTGTTCGGAGACTCTGATGTCTCCAACTCGCAGCGTTACATCACCGTCACCGATGGCGAGCATGAAGCCTTTGGCGTTGCGCGGCTCGAATATAAGGATAGGCACATCTATCCCGTCGGAATCAAGCCGCCGTACATCGTGGGGCCGGGACTCAACTTCCCGCAAACCATCGATCTTGATTTCAACGATGACGGCATCCCGAGCGAGGAGGCGTTCGGCACCGCGTTCATCGACTACGCGCCGCCGTACACGAAAACGATCTATTGCCACACATGGCTATCGCAAGGAATCGGAAAGACGCTCGTTGAGTTCCTCAATCGCGAGATAAGCCCAGCCGGATGGGATTCATCGATCATCTTGCAACCGCATCGAGTCGGTCCGCCTATTCCGATGGATGCTGGCTGCGGCGAGACGCTGGCGTTCGGCGCCGGGACGTGGGTGTCGTATCGAAACCGCGATCTACCGCTAGACGGGTGGGATGACTTTCTAAGCGAGTACGAGCTGGAAAGTTTCGATGGTCGAATGCGCGTTACTCACGGCGGCGGCGCTCGCGGCACCATCTACCCTCGCGGATTCGCGACCGGCGAGTTTGGTTCTCCGGGACTACATATAGGCGGACCCGAGGTTGACGCGATCAGAATGGACGTGCTCTTCGACGACTAGGAACGCAATGGCTGAAATCCTCCTCTCACCGTGGCGATTTGGGATCGACCATGTGTCAACCGATACCAATCTCCCGCATGGCGCTGTGCGCGACGCAGTGAACGTGGACTTCGACCGCGCCGGCACCGTGCAGTCCAGGGCCGGGTATTCCGTTGTCCAACCCCTGGCTGATGTCCACTCGATGTGGACAAGCGCCGCGAGTGGACAGAGCTACGCGGTCATCGGTGGCGCTTTGTGTTCCATCCAGTTCGATGGCGTCTCGCTTGTATCTACCAGCCTCTATGGGCTGGAGAACGACGAGCCGCTGTCGTACCTGGACTTAAACGGCGATGTGGTTTGTGCAAACCGCGCGGAGATTCTACGCATCCGCGACGGCTCAGTAGCTCGCCTTGGCGTCGAAGACCCGTCCACGCCGGGGCTGTCTCAGGCATCGCAGGTAGGCGATCTCGATGCCGGGAAGTACGGCGTCGCTACCAGCTTCCTGCGCGGCTCCGAGGAGTCGGCTCTCAGTGGGGCGGTGTGGCTCGATGTGAGCGCGGGCAACGGCATCACTGTCGCGTTGCCGCCCCCCAATGACAGCGATGTCACCGGCATCCGCATCTACCGCACCGGTGCGAACGGTGACGAGTTCTATCGCGCCGTCGATGTTCCTCTAGGTATAGCGTCGTACATCGTGGGCGCCGGAGTCCTTGGACGGCAAGCGGACAACAGATTTATGCAGCGCCTACCCGGCGGGCACATCGTGCGCTACTGGAAGGGTCGTTTGCTGGTAGCGCGCGGGCGCAACCTGTTGTTTAGCTCCCCGATGCGCTACGGGCTGTTTACGCCGACAGAAGATTTCGTTCAGTTACCTCACCGCATTCGCATTGTTCAACCATCTGAGGGCGGCGTGTTTGTTGGAACCAAAGCAGGAGTGACTTTCCTGGCCGGCACCTCGCCAAGCGACATGCGTGCTGTTGCCACCGGAGGCGAGCCCCCGGTGGCGGGCACGGACATGCGTATAGAGACATCGATTCTTGGAGGGGACCGCGACTTCGGCGGCGCTTACGCGGCGTTGTGGCTTGCGGGCAACGGATTCGTGGTAGGCACCGCAGACGGCAACCTCGTCCAGGCGCAGGCCAAGCGAATAAAGCTACCCAGTACATCGGGCGCTGGAGCAGCAGTGCTTTTCAACCGCACCATCATCGCAGCGACTAACTAGCAAGACTGAGTAATTTTACTCAGAAGGGCGCCTTCGGGCGCCCTTTCTTTTTGGAGATCACCACATGCATCGCCTCTCTCGATTCATCCCGGAATTCATCGCCGACGTTGCCAAGGGGCGATTCACCAAGACTCCCAGCGGCGTCATCCTCGACAAAGGTGTGAAGCTCTCGGGCCTGTACGTCCACGGCGTGAACGGCAAGGACTTTGTCGTCGAGCACAACTTGGTGCCAGACGCGGCGATCCTTGCGATCCTCAACACCTTCTACGGCTCGCGCTCGAAGGACTCGGCGTTCTATCTGGCACCGTTCGGCGGCAGCTCGACTCCCGCAGCGGGCTGGACCGCCGCCAACTTCACGGCAAACGCCACCGAGATCACCTCGACCTCGGAAGGCTTTACCGAAACCACGCGGCAACAAGCGACGTTCGGTTCTGCGGCCTCCGGCGAAATCGACAGCTACAGCTCGCTCGCCAGCTTCACGATGGCGACGGCGTCGACCGTGTCGGTCACCGGACTCGGTCTGTTGACCAGCAACGTGCGCGGCGGCACCAGCGGCTTGCTTGCTTCGGCGATCAAGTTTGGCACCGCGCGTTCGTTCGTCAACGCCGACATCTTCCAAGCCGGCTACAAGGCAACGCTGACCGACTAAGTGCGGGTTTCCTTCGAGGGCGACCCTGCCGAAGCTGCACGCTGGACAGACAAGGCGGTGCAGGAACTCGCCCGTCTCAAGCAGCGGATGGAAGTGCAGGGGCTGGAGTCAGGCAAGTTCCAGCACGTCCTCGACAGCGACACCGGGGCGTATTGCATGGGGTACGTCCTGCCGGGAGGGATCGAGGCCGTTCACGTCGTCACCGTTCCGGGGGTTCAGCTCACCTCATCCGATTCCTTCAAGAGCATCACTCCCGACTTCGTGTCGGGTGCTGTCATCGAGAAGCGCATCGTCAAGCGGGACGTTCAGCGAGTCATCCAGGGATTCTTCCCGACCATTGCCTCGGCGCGCGTTCACAACAAAGAGCTGCACCTTGGCAAGAACAGCATACCGCGACTGGCGGTCGATCCGTTTCCTGGGTTCGAGGACATCACCATCGATTGGTCTAGCAACGGAATCGAGTGGTCGCAATACTTCAGCGTAATGCCTGGGCTGTACTCCGGGAAGATGCGCGGCGTTGTCCAGTTCCTGCTCGGTGTCGGCAAGAGGCCGTACAAGACCTCTGTGTACGATCCGATCAAGTTCAAGGGCAAGCAGCCAACGGCCACTGACAAGTCGTTCCTGTCCGACATCGCCGTCAACGGGATGCGCGTCGGGTACGACTTCCGTTTCCTGCGCACGCACGGCATCACCACGGCGGCGGATGGCAAGTTGTGGGTAGTGGAAGTCTCCGCGTCGCGAGGCATCCTGGCGATGCCGCTGCCGATTGACCCGATCACCGCGCAGCCGGAGTTCGCCCGGAAGGTAGCGGAATTAGGCGACACCGACGCGCAGACCGTACTCGATACCTACGGCGGCTTCCCCAGCGGCGAGTACATGCCATCTTCGGACGAAGCTCTGCAGGCGTACATCAGAGCGGGGCGCGTAATTCGCCTCGCCTCAGCGAGCGACCTGGCTCCGTTCTACGCCTGCGAGATGTACAGCAGCTCGATGGGCTGGGCTTTCAGCTTGAGCGGAACGCAGGCACACAACACGGCGTACTACTACCACGCTGACAACGTACAGCGAGGCGTTCACTACGCGATCAACATGCAGATAGGGTCGACGCGGCTAGCACCGCAAGACTCGTCTGCGGAGCAGTTGAAGGGGTCGTTTTCTAAGCTCTCTACCGACCCTCGCTTCGCAAAGACCTTCGAGGCAAACATGTGGAAGATCGACCACATGGCGAAGACCGAGCTGCTTACCTTCACGACGCTTACCGCCGGCAAACCACTCGATCAGAAGTACATCACGCTAGATCAGACAGTGCTCAGTCCGCTCGCCACCGGCAGCGCATCGGTCGGCAAGATGGGCGAAGGTAAGATTTACTGGCCCACGGTCAGGTGTCCGCAGATCAAGTTCCCCGAGCCGATCCTTGGGTATCTGCTGTCGCACGACATGCGAGCTGCTGGCGCAAACACCGAGCAGCACACACCCAGCAGGATAGACACGGTGATGCACGTCTTCTTCGCTGGAGAGGAGTTGAAGTGGGCGCGGTTCTTCTCAGACCGCAACACCCTATCCGATTCTGCGACTCTCAGCGGATACGACGAGAGATTCGGCACCGACTTCGATGTCGACTATCTCCCTGCCGGCGACCTGTTCAGAGAGAGCGCCCGAGGCCCGTTCGGCATCCCGTCGATGTTCTACACCAACGACTTCGACGATCGGAGGGTTCTAGGCACGCAACACAAGACGATCCACTACAAGCGCAGGGACTTGGGGTACTACGAGATCATCGGCGACAGGGATGGGCCAGGAAACGAGGAAAGCATTTTCAGCAACACGTGGTTCCCAAACCCAGGACCAGGGCACCTCGCGGGGGGCGACGTGATTCTCGATCCGCCCATAGGCGTCAACTGGGGAACCGACGGGAACGATACGCTCGGATGGAGAAACAAGTGGTTCTCATGGGAGAGCTTTCAGCACACCGACTTTCTCCCTCTGCTGGACGGTGCCATCGCCGTTCCGTTCTTCGATCGCGAGGCAATGTACTACGCGCACTTCGAGGGCAGCGATTCCCAGCAGGACACCTACACCTACGACCGCATGTCGTTGACCGACCCCAACGTCGTTCACTGCCGGTACAACGGTAGATTCGATGACCCGCGCATCGTTGTCGACAACCGATTCGTCGAAGACGTAAGCGCCTACCCGGGAGGGCCATACTGGTACGGAGCGGTAAGCGCATTCGCTGACAACGGCCAATGGATTGGAGAGGGCGCGAACTTCACCGAGATAGCCACCAAGTACGCTCCGAGCACTGGCTCGTTCCATAAGCAGAACACCATCGACACCCCTGGTGTCGGAACCCACACGGTCTACCTGATCTCGTCCGCGCTACCGCAAGCGCTGATGGTGAACCGGAAGGTTAGATCGGACATCGATCCGCATCAGTGGAAGCTGCCGTGGTACGTGCCATCTCCTGACCCGGATACGGGGATCACAGCCTACATCGCGGAGACGCCGAGCTGTCTAGGGCAGGCCGACCTCATCGTCTACATGAAGGACATACCCGGCGGAAGCGCAACTCCAGTCGGAACGAACATCGGAACCGTCGGTGAAGCGCCGCCCGGAGCTGACTTCAGCAACGGTATCCCAACTATCATCGGGGTCATTAACTAATGCCAACTCCAAGTCTCATCGAAGACGATCTGACGATAGGCGAAGACATCCACGTTAGGTGGGTGCTCGCGCCGGAAGATGCGCCGGCAATGGTGATCTCTGACAATGTGCTGATTGCGCACGCCGTGAAGGTGTCCGACTCGCTAACCATCGGCGACGCAACAGATGTCTCGTCGGCGGCCCTGGTACGAGATAGCCTCGCCATCGCTGACGCGCTACATACGTCGCCGCAGACAGCGCGCGTTGCCGACAGGCTGGTAATCACCGACGAGTCGATTCAGCTATTCCCGATCAAGGTTGCCGACACGCTGACGATTGGCGATGCGACTAGCTTTGCCGTTGCCGCTGGCGTAATGGACGTGCTGCATATCAGCGACGAGGCAAAAGCGCCGCCGGCAGCGGTCAAGGTATCCGACTCTATGAGCATCGCCGATGTGGCGAGCGTGTCTTCATTGGTCAAGCTGTCGGACGGCCTCACCATCGGTGACGCGGTGTCTCTGCGCAAGGTTGCCACTCTGCTCATTCAGGACAGCCTGACCGAGACAGACCAACTGTCATCCTCAAACGCGACGATTGACCTAGTTCTCGATCACCTGATGATTGCGGATGAGGCCAAGATCGCCGCCGTCATTGCCGCCGTAAAGGTGCAAGACAACTTGGTGATCGAGGACTTCGTCAAGGGCGCTGGCCCGGGTGGAGCATGGACCGCCCACGCCGAGTTGATGGCGATGTCCAGATATACCAACTACCCGTTCAACTCCCTGGCCGTAGTGAACGGCTACCTGATGGCCGCCGGACCAGCGGGCATCTACGACTTGCGTGGCGATACCGACGCCGGAGTCCACATCGATACCGCGCTACGGCACGACATCAGCGATGACGCGATAGATAGCGACGGGCAGATGCAGAACGACCCGCATTTTAAGAGGCCTCGATACCTCTACGTCTCGTACCAGAGCGACGGGGTTCTTCGCTTGAACCTCGGCTATGTAGATGTCAACGGCACCGAGCAAACCGCATCGTTCGATCTGCCGACACAAACCGCCAACCAGTTCATCACCGGGCGAATCAAGCTCGGTCGCAGCATCCGCTCGCGCTACCTGCGTCCGACGCTCGTCAACCTGAGTGGCGCTGCGTGGGGCATGAACGAAATGAAGCTGATCGCCGACTCGATTAGAAGGAAGGTTTAATGTCCTCGACACCCGATTGGAGTTACTTCGACCGTCCCGCAACGGATGTCGAGAACAACCTCGCAGCGATGAACGCGCGTGCCGACGAGTTCATTTCAAAGACAAACCAAGTGATCGACTCTCTCACTGCCATGGATTTTGAGATGCTCGGCACTCCTCCGTCTACCACGCTGCCAGACATCGCCGACTTCAAACCGGTTTCGCCTAAGCCAGGTGACCCGAAACTGCTCGGCGATGTATCGGTTTACACGCCAGACCCCTACGAAGACCTCTCCGCATTCCTCGGCATCAGTCTCTCCGACTTCGATGTCACCATCCCAGACTTCGTGCTACCTGCGCCCGTCGTCATGCCGCCAGACCCGGCGCCGCTGGACGAATCAGGCAAGCCAGACCGCCCCGACTTCAATACCAACATACCGATCCCCGACGCGCCGGCCATCTCCATGCCGGAGATGGACACGCTCGCGCAGATCGACATCCCCGATTTCATCTTTCCCGAGCTGCCACTGTTCGGAGGCGTTGCGCCTACGTTCGACGAAGCGCGCCCCAACACCGCGCTGATCTGGGCAGAGCCGACCTACGCATCAGAAGACCTCGATGACCTCATTTATCGCATCCGAGCGATGCTGGCCGGAGGCACCGGGTTGCCGGACAACATTCAACTCGCGCTGTTCGACGCAGCTCGCTCGCGTGAAGCTGCTACCGCTCTCGAAGCGGAGCAGGGCGCTTTCGACGCCTTCGCCAGCAAAGGCTTTTCCATGCCGCCTGGAATGCTGGCGGCTGCCGTGCAGAAGGCTATCGAGAAGAGCCGCGATGCGCAGAACGCCTTGCAGCGCGATCTCCTTACCAAGGCCGCGACCTGGGAGATCGAGAACATCCGCGTTGCCGTAGAGAGGGGACTCGGCCTCGAAACGCTCCTGGTGAATAAGTTCAACAACATGGCGCAGCGCCAGTTCGAGGCGGCGAAGTTCTCGGTGGAGCAGGAGATCAACGTCTTCAACTCGATGGTCACGCTCTTCAACGCCAAGCAAAACGCCTACCGCGTCGCAGCCGACGTGTACAAGATTCTGATCGACGGGCAGTTGGCGAAGGTCGAGGTGTTCAAGGCCCAGGTGCAAGGAGCCGTCGCCAAGGGTCAGTTGAACGAGCAGCTCGTCCGCGTGTTCCAGGCGAAACTCCAAGGCGTGCAACAGATCGTCGAGGTTTACAAGGCCAGGATGCAGGCGGCGCAGGTCCAGTCCGACGTGGTGAAGAACATCATCTCCGCGTACGAGCAAGACGTGAAGGCATGGGGCACCAAGATCAATGCCGAGAAAGAGCGCTTCCAGGCGTACTACGAGTTGGTGCGAGCCAAGGCCGAAATCTCTCGCTCTGTAGAGTGGCAGGCCCGCGCGTTCGAGGCCACCGTCAACGGGCTGGTGGCGAAGAGCACCAACAAGGTTCGCTACGTCGAGGCCAAGACTGCGGCGATCCGCGCCTCTGTCGAGAAGTGGCGAGCTGCCATCGAGGACGCGCAGCGCAAAACCACCGCGACGCTCGATTCGATACGCGCTCGCGCATCCGCATACTCGGCTGATGTGCAGCGCTACGCCGAAGAAATCAAAGGCGTTAACGAAGCGCGCCACACCGATTTGCTCATCTCGGAAGCTCGTCTTCGCAACAACCTCGCTTACTTCGAGGTGCTCACCAAGGAGTACGACGCCGCGCAGCAGCGTCTGCTCGACGAACTCAAGCTACGCGAGGCTGGGCTGGAAGCCGCCGCCCGCACCACGGCGCAGCTCGCAGCGGGCGCGATGTCGGCGATCCACGTCCAGGCCAGCGTACACGGCCAGGCCGGGATCAGCGCAAACAACTCCTACAACGTGAACCACAACTTCCAGGACTCATAAATGTCACAAGACGACCAAGCCCCGTTCAGCGTTTCGGGCAACGCCAACTACGACGCAATCCGCGAGCCTGGAGTCGTTGGAAACTTCCTGTCGCGCACCGCTCGCGTTGCCGGCGGCATTACCACCTCACCGCCGATGGGCGACGAAGCGATTGGCACAACGCCGGAAGCTCGCCCCGGTCTGGTGTCTGGCGCTCAGATGAACCCGATCAGCGCAAGCCAGCCGTCGCCACAGATCACCGTCATGGGCGACGCTCTTCAGGCACGCAAGCCCGGTGCCGGCGACATTGGCGGAAGCACCGTGTCGACCGGATCGCTCGACCCGAATCAGGGTCCGGTAACGCAGTCCGCGAACGCAGCTCCGCAGCTCGCTCCTGGCGAGGCGTATCCGGGTCAGGCCGCGAACCGAGTAGCGGCGGCCATTGCCGGCGCGCAGAACCAGCAGGCTGAGCAGGACAAGTTCAACTTCCTCGCAGCTCAAGCGCGCAACGACGCGATCAACACGCCGAGCCGTGAGCAGGAGTTTCGTGCGTGGCAAGCCAATCGCCGCGCCTCGACGGCGGCGCAAGACCTCGCGCAGGGCATCGGTCCTCGCGGCCATGCGGCTGCAGCCGGCGTCGCCTCGCTCCAGGCCCAGGCACAGCAGCTCAACGCGCCGCTCGATGTGATGAGGGCGCAGCGCGCGGCAGGCCCACAGGTACCCAACCGCAACCTTGTGACCGAGGCCATTGCCGGCCAACAGGCCGTCACCCATGCCGGCGAGAAGGCGAGCGAGGCCGCCAACCGTGGCGTGATCACCCAGGCGAACGTGGCCCGTCAGAACGCCGAGTCCGGTCTGCTCGGAGCGCAGACGAAGGAAGCTGGCGCGAAGACCGCCAGCCTAGAGCGCGTCAACAACCTCACCTCCGCGCTTGGCGCGGCGAAGACCCCCGAGGAGCGCCAGACGCTCACCCGTCAGCTCCTACTCGCCACCGGGCACAACCCGGACGAGTGGACGGCGTTCCACATCCAGGGCGGCAACGACCCCAACAACCCGCTGATCAGGCTCCCCGACCGCGTCGTGATGACCAACAAAAACGGCGAGTCGAAGTTCCTCGACGGCATGGGCGCGCACGGTCAGGCCGCCCAGCCATCGAAGGAAGACGCCATGGCCCAAGCCAGGGATGCCATCGCAAAGGGCGCGCCCAAGGACGCGATCAACGCGCGCCTGCAGTCGATGGGCTACGGCACCCTGTAAATGGGAGCCTTCGACGATCTCATCCCGCAGGACGCGGGAGTGGCGAGCACGCCCAAGAATACCGGCCTGTTCGACGATCTCGTACAGCAGAAAGACCGCAACCCGGTCAGCGAAGTCATCACCGCCGGCAAGCGCGGCCTGTACCAGGGCGTGTCCGGTGTTGGTGGCGCGCTGCAGGCTCCGGCAGAGATGGGCAAGATGGAGCCGGGTATCGTCTCGCGCGCCGGCAAGGCCATCGAGGAGTGGGGCAAGACAGGCGCGGCAGAGAACGCTCCCAGCCCGACGGCAGGTCCCGTCACGAAGGCCATATCGGGCGCTGTTGAGGGCATCGGCGGATCGCTAGGCCCAGGCGTCGGCGCGCTCGTAGGAGCCGCTGGCGGCGTTCCTGGAGCCATTGCTGGCGGTGGCGGCATGGCCGCACTCCAGGGGTGGCACGAACGCTACCAAAGCGCCAAGGCAGCCGGCAAGAGCGAGGACGAGGCCCGTTCGATGGCGAACGAGTCAGCGCTCGCCGAGGGCGTGCCTATGGCCGCTCTGAGCGCGATCCCCGGCGGCGCAGCCGTCAAGGGTGTCGCCGGCAAGGCGGCTGTCCAGTTTGCAGAGAAGGCTCTCCCTGAGTTCGGCAAGGGCTTCGCCAAGATGGCCGCAGGCAACGTCGGTGCCGGCATGGCATCGGCTGCTGGTGAGGCCGCAATCGACCAGGAGCACAACATCCCCAACGCCCCGTCGCCGTGGGATGCCGCGATGGGGGCAGCTCTGCCGTCGCTGTTCGGCGCGCTCGGGTTCGCCCCGCTCACCGCGCTCCACGCGCACCACACGGTCACCGAGGCCAAGAAGATCCAGTCCTCGCTCGCCGATGGCGACGCGATGCCCCCGGCCCGCGCCAGGGCGGTCAACGCCGTCTATCAGGCGATGAAGAAGGAAGACGCCAATGGCGCGGACATGTGGCTGCTCAACGCCCAGGAAGCCCTCGGACAGAAGAAGCCCATCGGACTCGACGACTCATGGACCAAGGGCGGCGGTCACCCGTCGCTGTTCCCGCAGCAGGAACCACAACCGGAATCACAACCGGAGCAACCTCTCGCCCTCCCTGCACCCGGTCAAGTCGCCATACCTATGGGCGGACCAGATGCCACCACGACGCCAGCCGACGTATCTCAGCAACTCGAACGCCAGCGTCTGGTGGACCAGAACGAGGCGCTCGATCAGGCCCGCCAGCAGCACGCTGCCACCGCAGAGGCGGCGCTCCAGAAGATCGCCAGCTCGGGCACGTTTGGCGAAGCGGTCGCAGCCGGTATACGAAGCGGCGCTGTCGAACAGAAGACCGCCGAGCGCGCCCAGACGGAACCCGAGAAGCTCGCCGGCAAGCCGGAAGAAGAAGCCGATCCGCACATCGCCGCATTCCTCGACAGCACCCCTTCGCTCTCACTCGCCGAGGCGCAAGCCTACGCCGCGCGTGCCAGTCAGCAGATGCCGTACTCGGTCGTCCCCCATCCCGAGGGCGGCTTCGGCGCGGTCCCCACCAAAATCCTTTCCCCAGAGCTGCAGCA